CTCCCGATGCTGGCGCTGTAAATGCCGAGCGGCGCATCCGGCCAGAGCGCGCGCAGTTTCTCCGCGTTCTGCTCGATCAGCTCCTTCTGATGCGTCAGCATCAAAACGCGCGTCTCGGGCCATTTCTGGAGCGCATCGCGGCAGAGCTCGGCAATGACGATGCTTTTGCCCGACCCGGTTGGCATCACGACGCAGGGGTTGCCTGTCTCGTGACGCTCGAACCAGGCGTAGAGCATCTCGATGGCGGCGCGTTGGTAAGGTCGAAGGTTCAGCATCTTAGAAAAGCTCCAGATTCTGTTCCGTTTTTGAACTCGAATTAATTCGCTCCTGCTGTAACGTCGCGTATTCCGGGTTGAGTTCGCACCCGATATATTGTCTGCCGTGCTGAATGGATACCTGCGCCGTGGTTCCGCTGCCCATGAAAGGATCAAGCACAATGTCTCCGGGCTTGCTGCCCGCAAGAATGCAGGGCTCGATTAGCGCAGGCGGGAAGGTGGCGAAGTGGGCGCCTTTGTAGGGGCGGGTCGCCACTGACCAGACGCTGCGTCGGTTTCGGGTTTCGCTGCCGTTGAACTGTCCACCAGTCGAGTGGTGCACGTCGTCGCCTTTGTTGCCGCCGATCTTGTCATTGCGCACACGGCCAGCCTGCACTGCTGGCTCTCGCATCGCCTCGCTGTCGAATAAGTACCGCTCCGACTTCGAGAGCAGGAAGATGTACTCATGCGCCTTGGTGCAGCGGTCGCGCACCGACTCAGGCATCGGGTTTGGCTTGTGCCAGATGATGTCTTGGCGCAGATACCAGCCGTCAGCTCGGAGGGCGAAAGCGAGCATCCAAGGGATGCCGATCAAGTCTTTATGCTTCAACCCAATCGCTGATGCGTTTCTATGCGCCGCTCCTCGCTTCTCGTCGCCCATGCCTCTGAATGCGCGCTCGTCGCCTTTCCCGCTAACGCCTCCTGACACGGTTTGCGCTGGCATATGTGTGCCGCCACGTTGCGCTGCATAACTGTCGCCAATGTTCAGCCACAACGTCCCATCGTCAGTCAGCACATCTCTGACGCAGCGAAACACCTCAACCATTGCGGCGATATATTCATCTGGCGTCGGCTCCAGCCCTATCTGCCCGGCGTGTCCGTAATCGCGCAGACCAAAGTAGGGCGGGCTGGTAACGCACATCTGCGCCTTTACGCCTTCCGCCGCCCATCGCCGCATAGTGTCTCGGCAGTCTCCAAATTCTATGACGTTCACCCCGCAACCTCCCCGCCGAACTCTTGGCGCAGGCTCTCAACGAGAGGATCATCCGTCGAGCAGAGCAGCGGATTTGCGATAATCTCCGCGCTGCTGTAGCCGGTCTCGCCGTTGCGCACTTCGGTGCCGTCGATGAGATAGATCACCTCCCATTCGCTTTCGGCTTCCTTCATCTTCCACGGCACCAAGTCGGGATGAAGGACGTGCGAGCGGCAACCGCTGCGCTGCGCCTCGACGGGGATGGCATCATCCCAGCGGGCGCAATGCCAGTCGTTCTCCCGCGGCGTGGCGTGGGCGCAGGTGCGGCAGTTCGTCTGCTTCGTGAGCTGGTAGTCATGGCAGAACTCGTACGCCGGGCAGAACTTACACTGGAACCAGCTCGGGTCGGTGCTAACGGGCGGCGGCATCCGCTCCGTCTGAGCAATGCGAATCATGCGGTCGCGGTACTTCTCCGCCACCGTTGCATCAAAGCGCACGCGCTCGCTGTAGAGACTGTCGTCGTCCTTATTCACGACCACATACAGCGCGCGGTCGATGCCCGTCGCCAGCATGTAGAGCTGCATCTGGACGAAGTGGGTCGGCTGCGCCTTCTCGACGCCCTCTTTCGAAAGCTTGGCGAAGTTCTTCGTGTTCATCGTCTTGAACTCGGCGATATGCCGTTTGCGCTCTGCGCCTGGCACGCCGCCTTCGATGATGCCGTCGATGCTGCCGCCCGTATGCCAGCCGAAGCTGATGCGGCGCTGGCGGATGCCCGTCTCGTGTATGTCGACGCCGATCATGCGCAGGTCGCGCACGAACGTCGCCTCCTCGTCTTGCCCGCGGCGGAAGATGCGCAGGGTCCGACCGGGGATCTTCTGCCGCACCGCCCAACGGAAGGACAGCCACAACCAGCGGTCGCAGGGATGGCCCGCTACCGAGCAGCCGAGGTGCTCGCGGGGCGCGTCGTTATCCTCGCGGATCTTCTCGTGCGCGGCATCAATCAGCGCGGCGATGGTATTACTGGGCGGTGGGATCTTGGCCATGGTTCTCTCCGGTGGAAAGCCCACGCACACGGCGCGGGCTGTCGTTTACTTCTTCGCCCAGGGCGGCGCGGCTTTGGCTGAGGACGCCGCAGGAGCCGCCGTAACAGGCGCGGAGCCCGAGGGCGCACGGAACCCGCGGACCTCGTTCTGCGCAGCGTAGCCGTTCTCCGCGGGGCGTATGGAGAGCTTAATCTGGAGCGGGCAGCCAATGAGCTGGTCCGTATCCTCGATGCGTCCGATGCCGACCGAGCGCATCAGTTCGCCGAGCTGCTGGCGGCCGATCTCCTCAGCTTTCTGCGACTTGTTCATGATGTTGAGGTTGCCGAACACGACGCGACCCGCCTTCGTCGGTCCCGTGATGTTGTAGCGGCAGCGAATGTATTGCCCGGTGCCGTCCTTCGTCACGCGGATCTCAGCGTCGCCGATGTCGGCGGAATACCAACCCTCGGGGAGCGGTTCATAATCACCGCGGCTTTCCGGAAGTTCGTCTGCGGTAAATCCGATGTCTAGTCTTGCCATTTCACTTCTCCTCGATACTGAAGCTCGGGCGTCCCGGCTTCGCGGTAATTGCGCGTGCAAGCGCGTTGGTTACGTTCTCCGGTGCTACGCCCCAGGCGCGCAGGATGATCTCGGGTTTCCATCGGAACAAGGTTGAGAGGTACTCCCCGATCCCGTGCTCCGCCGCCAGCTCCTGCGCCATCTCGGCGTCAACCTTGCGGTCGATGCGTCCGACGATCTTCAAGGCGTGGCGATCCAGCTCCCGACGCTCGGTGCCGTCGAGGTCAGCCGCGATCTCAAGGCGGCGGATCAGCTCGTCCTCGATGTCCCGCCGATGCTCCACCGCCGCGCGTTCAGTCTGCTTCGCCTCGAGCCAGTCGGCGGCGAGGTCGTCGACGCTGTAGTTATCGAACACGCCCATCACGCGCCTCCCATGATCTTCTTGATGATTTCGGAAAAGTCAGGCGCTTCCCACTGGTCGAGTTTTCCAGACCGGTCCTTCGCCAGCCACGAGCCGTCACCGTCGCAGAGCAGCGCGCGGTAGGCGTTGCCATCCGCATCCCGCTCGACGCGAAGGGCGAGCACCTCGTCGAAGAAGTACGGCAACTGCTGGCCCGTCTTGTTGCCCGGCATTGATGGGGCGTAGAGCATCTTCCCCATCTCGTCCTGCGACTTGTCGAGCTTCGCACTCATGTAGACGTGCCGCCCAGGCAGGTCACGGAAGGCGCGAATGAGATCGGCCATCTGCTCCTGCATGGCGCCGTATGCTTGGCGCGGGTCTTTCGTTGCTTTCTTCTCGGCGTTTAGTACGACCTCGGCGATTTCGCTGATGCTGTCGAGCGCAACCGATTCAAACTCCATCGCCTCGGCAGAGCCGACGAGCCAAGCGTAGGCTTCGTGCAGGTCAGCAATCGACTTGATCTCGATGAACGGAACATCCGCGTCGGCGATCGAGAGCAGGCCGCCTTCGGCGCTAAGCACGATTGGCTTCGGAAGCGTCGGGATCAGCGACGTTTTGCCCGCGCCAGCAGCGCCGTAGACCAGGAGTTTGACTCCCGAGCGCCCGATGGCGGAGGAGCGTTTGAGCTGGATAGCCATGATGGTTTGTTCCCCCTACCTTATGCTTGTACTTCGATTCGACCGTGCAGAATGTCGAGCACGGTGTCGCGATTCTCTAGGCTCACCATATCCCACGTCGCGCGTTGACGGCGGTTGAACTCGTCAAAGTTGATCAGACCCTCGTCGTATTCGCGCGCGTTGTTTTTGATGATCGCGGCGATCTCAAAGTTTGCTGCGTCGATAAATCTCATCTTTTTCATCTCCTTCCTGCGCCTTCGGTGAATCCGTTCGCGCATGGTTGAAATACTAGAGGCTCTCGCTTATGGTGTCAACACCTAAATGCTTCAACAAAAGGTAAATCAGGGATGAC